GGTAGTCCGCAGGAAGTACAAGTTCCCATCTACATATGACTCGAGTGAGAGCATCTATAGTACTGGCGTGGGCCTCGGCTATGCCGCAGGCACCAGCAATGCTATAGATGACTCGAGCCATAGGGGAAATGTGGTCCGGAAGGTGGAGACCTTCCGAGATAGATGGTTTTCCGGCGCGTTCACCTACCACTTGCCTTCCGATTCAGACAGTCGGTTGGCACTTGGTAGGGCGGCGCAAGAAGCTGAGAAGCTTCTAGGAAGCCCTCTATCTCCAGAAACACTCTGGAACCTCACCCCCTGGAGCTGGGCCATCGATTGGTTTACGAATACGGGAGATTATCTTCATAATCTCAACGCATTCGCTGCCAATGGTCTGGTTATGCGCTATGGGTACATGATGGAAACCACCATTGTGAAACATACCTATAGCCATGTTGGGCCCTCCGGTATTACCGGTAAGCTCGACATGACTGTACCCCCTCTGGTTCTCGTAACAGAGACCAAAAAGAGAGTACAGGCTAACCCCTTCGGATTTGGGGTCGATTGGAACGGTTTGTCTTCGTTCCAACTCTCCATTGCTGCTGCTCTCGGCCTTAGCCGGAGCAGTTAGTAGTTGTACTACTAAAACACCATGTGGACATGATGTCCATAGAAAGAGAGCACGCCTATGGCGTTTGCCGACCCACAGTCCATCACAATCTCGGCGGTCACCACGCCTCTGCCCAAAACAAGTACGGGCAAGAACGAGGGGACCTATACGAGTGCGGATGGACTCATCGACCTGTCAGCCTCTTCCGTTTACGGACGGCGGACAAGACGGGTCCTTCGGGTTGACCATTCGAAGGTGACTTCGGATCCGTATATTCCGGCGCAGAACGTCAAAGTCTCCATGTCAAATTACATGGTCTTCGACCTTCCAGTCGTCGGGTACACGAATGCCGAGGCCTTGGCAGTCTACACGGGCTTCAAGTCCATGTACACTGCTTCTTCGGACCTGCTGATCACCAAGCTCCTTGGGGGAGAAAGCTGAGCCAAACATGGCAAAGCCGACTCCTACAGGGAGTAAGGAGACAGTTAAACGATTCTACGGGCGCCGAAGCACGGATAAGAAGACAATTGAATTTGTCCTTGTCCTTGCCGTGGCGGCCTTCAGGATCGTCAGGTCGATATCTCGTTGGCCCTGAGGATACTATCCTCAGGATCGATTGAGATCGATGGCCGTGTTGGATGGAGGGTGGACATGCTGTCCCCCTCCATTCCAGCTCACGCAAACACCGGGCTAAGGAAAGACCACCTCTATTTAAGGAGGGGCTTTGAAAAGCCTGATGTTGCTCTGGAAAACGCTCGCACACGAATGTGCGAGCATCTGTTGCACTAGCGCCACCCTGGACTGCAAAACAGTCCAGCGTCGGTGCGAACATGAG